TCAGTTAGCGAATCAAAATAGCGGAACCACTCTTGCCATGAATGGTAATTACCAAACTTCAGGTTCTAGTTATGGACAAAGCACTATTATTGTGATGGAGATTGGCGGATGACCAGCATATTAAAAGTCACCGAAATTCAAGACCCAACGAACTCGAACACCGCGCTGTCGATTGACAGCAGTGGTAATTTGACCGCCGCTCAAAAACTTTTGTATGGCCCTAATCAGCCTATGTTTTCTGTTAGAGGTAGAGAAAACGCATCTGCAATTTCAAATCTTTCATTAAGCAATACCAGTGATGAGTCGTCTACAGTATATATTGATACTTGGGATGTAACAGAAGTTGACAGGGGAAACCTTTTTAATAACGGCAGACTGGTTGCTCCAGTTAATGGAATTTATGAAATTAATGCCTTGAGTGGTCAAGGAAATAATGCACAATATCGTGCGCTAATTGTTATTAAATTAGATGCCAATGGAACTTCTGGTGAAGAGATTTATAGAGTCTGGTCTTACAACGATTATAATTGGTACACTTTAGCGTATCACGGTTTTTTAGAATTAACCGCTGGTCAACAAGTCGCGGTAGGCTGGCACAATGGTTATACTAATCACCATACTGATAGCCATGAAGGCGGAACTTTATTTTCTGCAAAGCTAATAGGATAGGTCATGGCATCAGTATCAGAAGCAATTTTAGCAATAGACCCAAACTGCCAGTTTTTACTGCGTGACGAACCTACAGACGCAATTAGCTTTAACGCGGCCTTTAGCCTTGTAGTGGGCGTAGACGAAGCTAATGATACGGCTATTCTGTCTGATGACTCAGATGATTGGGAAAAGGCAGGAATAACATGGGGTACGGTTAAAACAAAGCTGGCCGAACTTGAAGAACTGGAGCCAATAAAACTGCTTCGCGAAGAGCGTAACCGCCGTATCGTTGAGACAGACTGGTGGGCATCATCTGATCTTACTATGTCCGCAGAACGCACAGCCTATCGTCAGGACTTGCGTGACATAACTAAAACCTTCACATCACTTGACGATGTGGTGTGGCCTGATAAGCCGGAGTAAGCTATGAGTAACGCCCGTAATCTTGCTAATCTGTTAGGCACAAGCACTACAGTTCCAACTTCTAAACAGCCTGCTGGTTCTGTGTTGCAGGTAGTGCAAGCTACAAATCAAACACAAACATCAATAGCAGGAGCCGCTACTCAAGGTGCAGCAAATTATACAGATATCGTAAGTGCTACTATAACACCTTCAAGTTCTTCTAGCAAAATACTTGCTATAGGAAAAGTAACTATGGGTGCAGACTCTATTTCTAAAGATTTTCAATTGTTTTTAAAAAGAAACTCTACTCTTGTTGGTGGAAACACAGACTCTTCTTTTTTAGGAAGCAATTATATGTGTAGCGGTTCTCCTTCGGCACAAGAGGCTGGTAACACATTTAATTTTACTTATTTGGATAGCCCTTCAACAACAAGCGCAGCAACCTATACTATACAGTTTAACGGTTCTGAAAATAGTTCAACTTATTATTTAAATCGTGGAACTGCAACGCCTGGATCATATCATTATAGAAGTGGTGCAGACAGTTCTATTATTTTAATGGAAATTGCAGGCTAATGTTTGGCGAACTATCGATATCAGAAAACCCACTTGCTACTCAAGGCATTGTGCTTTTTGGGTCTGAATCGCTTGATGCAAACTTCACACAGTCAACAGATTTATCTGCCATATTAAGTGGCAGTATGGACGTTAACGCCTTTTTCTCAAAGGTGTCCGCAGCGGCGGGTACGCTTATCGCTGATGTAGAAATCACATCTGAATTTACACAAACCGCGCAGGGGTTACGATTTGCTACAGGCGTTGCTGATTTAGATTTTCAGTTTGACCAGACAACGGCGGCAAACTTTACAGCCTCTGCTGATGCGTCACTAGATGCTAATTTTACACAGACAAACACAGCAATTAAAGTAGCTTCTGGTGTAGCTCAAGTAGACTTTAACTTTACACAAACATCTGCTGCTATAGCTATACTTTATTTGCTTAGTGACCAAGAGGCTGACTTTATAATAGATCCATTGGGTGGTCTTGTTATTTCAGGAGCCGCTGACCTAGACTTCCAATTCGACATTACGCAGGCTTTAGGCGGCTTTTTACGTTTTGCCGCGCAGTCTATGGACAGTGTGTTTATTATGACAGCAGATGGTGCTATACTCTGGGTAAAGATTGACGCGGGTGGCACACCAGAAAACTGGACACAGGTCACGCACACAGGCGATAGCTGGACGGAGATAAACGCAGGCACATCGTCTGAAACATGGACAAACAAGGTGGTATAAATGGCAAGCACGTTTACAACAAACTCAGGCATCGAAAAGCCAGGATCTGGTGAACAGGCTGGAGCCTGGGGCACAACGGTCAATACAAACTTTGACATCATTGACCGCGTGTTAAACGGTGTTAACACTCTCACTTTAACAGGTACAACCACAACATTAACTACAACGGATGGTCAGCTTTCTGATGGGCATTACAAAGTTTTAGTGTTGTCTGGTTCGCCGTCAGGAACAAACACGGTCACTATTACCCCTAACGACCAGTCAAAGCTGTACCTTGTAAACAATACTACCTCACAGTCTGTTGTGTTTACACAAGGCTCTGGCAGTAATGTAACCATTTTAGCAGGGGCTTCTGCTTGGATATACGGTGATGGGGCAGGCTCCGGTGCACAGGTTCGTGTGTTGCCTTCTGATGTTGTTGGAGACACAACTCCCCAGCTTGGCGGCAACTTAGATGTCAATGGCAACTCGATTGTGTCCACCAGCAACGCTAATATAAACATTACACCTAACGGCACAGGCAGTGTTGCTATATCTAAGCTGCAAGCTGCAAGCCTAAACTACCCAACGGCTGACGGCACAAACGGTCAGTACCTGCAAACAAATGGCTCTGGCACTCTAAGTTTTTCTACTGTGCCGATTAGCGGTAGTACATTTACACTAGGTAGCTGGACCATAAGTGTAGTCAGTAATGAACTGGTGTTTAGCTACAACGGCACAGGCTACGCTAAAATAAAAACTACAGGCGAAATAGTCTCTGCGGATGACATTACAGCTTCGGGAACAATCTAAATGGCTCTTCCAGATTCTGGTGCAATTAAGTTAAGCGAAATAGCTTCACAGTATGGTGGCTCTGCTCCACACAGCTTGAAGGACTATTATCGCAACGGCACTGAAGGTGTGCCAGATACTGTAACCACAGCTAATATACCGACAAGCGGTGAGATTGGCTTAAAAGACTTCTATGGTAGTTCTGAATCTAATAATAGAGATATACGAGTTTGGATGTCTTATCAGTTTAATGAAAACGGATTTGGCGTTACTTCACAGAGCAGCACAGCCGCACCCTCAAGCATATCTGCCGTTGCAAATGCTGTAGCTTGGCAACCTGTGTTTCGTGCAGGGCTGGGCTATATAACCAGTGCAAGTATTTCAATTTCACAAAACGAAGATACATCTGCATATAGCAACAATGTGGTTTTGTACGGCGGCACAAGTGATAGTGCTGTAACTAACGTAGTTGCGGCTTGGAATGCTGGTTCTAGCGGTAGCACTGGTGGGGCAAGAGGGTATAGCATTTCATGGAACAACGACGGAACTATAAACTCCATTACGAATACATCTAACACCTACAACTATGGCATAATTGTATGGGCTACAGATAATGTGAGTACCGCAAACTCCAATGGATACACATGGTTTGGATTTAAAGTGACAAACCCCCCTAGCTTTAGCAAAGGCTCCCGTGTTTTGGGCGGTACTTTCTACAGTTCTTCTTCTGTCCCGCAACCTACATAGGTGGCACATGCCGTTAAAAAAACTTCAATTTAAACCAGGAATTAATCAAGAAGTAACCTCGTATTCTAACGAAGGAGGATGGCGCGACTGTGACAAAATCAGGTTTCGGTTTGGTTATCCTGAAAAAATAGGTGGATGGCAAAAGTTTACCGACGATACTTATGATGGGTCTGTTCGTGCATTACATAATTGGATTGCTCTTGATGGTTCTGACTTTTTGGGATTAGGCTCTCATCTAAAGTATTATATTGAAGAAGGTCAGACGCTTAACAACATAACCCCAATTCGTTCTACAACGTCA